ACTCCAACTGACTTTCTATCTAATTATTCTTTATCGTTTACTAGTTCTAGCAAACAAACATTTTTATTATTTAAAGACGTTAATTTTATTAGAGAAGCATATCCAAATAGAGCAACCACTAGTGCTCCTAAGCATTATGCTTTATTTGATAACTCTAGTTTTATAGTAGGTCCAACACCTGATAGCAATTACACAGTAGAATTACATTACTTTTACAGTCCTGAATCTATTACAGCAGGTGCAGATAGTGGGACAACATGGTTATCTACTAATGCAAAAAATACTTTACTCTATGGTTCTATCTTAGAGGGATACACATACATGAAAGGTGAGCCTGATTTAATGGCATTGTATGAGAAAAGGTATGAGCAAGCATTAGCTAGATTAAAAGAACTTGGTGAGGCAGAAAATACAAGAGATCAATATAGGGATGATCAATATCGTATAAGGAGAAGTTAATGTTAAGTGTTGATTTAACATCAACGATTGGGAGTGTTACAGTAAAAACCACACAAAATCAAGGACTTAGTCCTGAGTATTGGACAGAAAGAATAGTTGAAAAGTTAGTAAGTGTTAGCGATCAAGCTGATCCTATGGTCAAAGCGCAAGCAATGGCATTTAAGGATAAAATACATTTTGTAGTTTTAGCATACATGAAGCAGGCAATCGCTAGTGACAGATCAACTATTGCAGGTTTATTAGACAAACAAGGTCATAGGGATATGGCTGATATTATTAGGAGATTGTAATGGCTATATCACAGGCTATGTGTACATCATTTAAAAAAGAGTTGATGGAAGCAAAACACAACTTTTTAAATTCAGGAGGAAACGATTTTAAATTGGCTCTATATACTAGCTCTGCTTCTTTAGGTGCGGGTACAACTGCATATACTACAAGTAATGAAGTAAGCGGAACAGGGTATACAGCTAAAGGCGCTTCTTTAACAAGGGTTGATCCTACAACTTCAAGCACCACAGCATTTACAGATTTTGCTGATTTAACATTTTCTTCTGCAACAATAACCGCTAACGGAGCATTAATATTTAACGACACTACTTCGGGTGATCCCGCAGTTTGTGTGCTTGCTTTCGGTGGAGATAAGACATCTACTAACGGAGACTTTACAATACAATTCCCTACAGCAGATGCATCTAATGCGATTATCAGAATAGCGTAAATGTCCATAGTAACAGGTTGGGGTGCAGGGGGTTGGGGGGAAATCCCTTGGAACGGTGTATTACCTGTTGAAGTAACGGGTGTTTCTGCAACTGTTTCATTAGGATCAGAGACAGTAACAGCAGATGCAATTGTTGCAGTTACTGGAGTATCAGCAACAAGCACCCTAGGGAATGAGTCAGTTGTAGCAACAGCAGATGTTTCTGTATCAGGAAATGCAGGTACAACTGGATTAGGAAGTGAAACTGTTATTGCTAACGCATTAATAGAGGCTTCTGGAAACGCAGGAACAACAAGCTTAGGTGACGAAACTATTGTTGCTACAGCACTCGTTGCTCCATCTGGAGTTTCTTCTACAGCTAGCGTAGGTAATGAGACAGTTGTAGCAGATTCTAATTTTGCAGTAACAGGTTTAGGTAGCACATCTGCATTAGGTGATGAATCAGTTGTTGCTACTGCATTAATAGAGTCATCTGGAAATCAAGGAACCACTGCATTAGGAAACGCTATCACAGCAGGCGCGGCAGTGACAGGCGTTACAGCAGTAGCTTCTACGCTAAGTCTTGGTGATGAAATTGTAAAAGCATCAGCAGTAACCGCAGTAACAGGAGTTTCTGCAACTTCTGCGTTAGGCTCTATCAGTTTAATAACAAACAATATTCTTGCAGTATCTGGACTGGAAGGAACAAGTGCATTAGGAAATGCAGAAGCAGTAATCAATGTTTCTATATCGGTTACTGGAGTAAGTGCAACAGCAGAAACAAACATAGTAAATGTATGGAGTTTAGTAGATGATTCGCAAACTCCAAATTATTCTAATATAGATATAAGTCAAACAGCTAATTATTCTGAAGTATCTACATCTCAGACACCTAGCTATGCAAATATATCTACAACACAAACAGCAAGTTATAGTAATGTAAACACCTCGCAAACTCCTGATTGGAAAGAGGTAGCTTAATATAGGAATGTCAAATGGCAACTTTTGTAAATGATTTAAGATTGAAAGAAATTGCAACTGGTGATGAAGCAGGGACATGGGGAACCAGTACAAATACTAATCTCGAGCTTATAGCGGAAGCATTCTCTTTTGGTACAGAAGCATCTTTCTCTAGCGATGCAGATGCAACCACTACTATTGCAGATGGTGCAACTGATCCTGCAAGAAGTCTTTATTTAAAAGTTACTTCTGGTGTAAGTCTGTCTGCGATTAGAACTCTAACCATTGCACCTAATACTGTATCTAAAGTTTGGATTATAGAGAACGCTACTTCAGGCAGTCAGTCTATAAATATTTCTCAAGGTTCAGGAGCAAACGTAACGATTCCTAATGGAGATGTAAGAGTTGTTTATTCTGATGGGGCAGGCTCTGGAGCCGCTGTAGTAGATGCATTTACTGATCTTAATGTGTCAGGAACACTAACTGCTAATGGTGGAATTAAGGTTGACAATATAACTATTGACGGGACTGACATCTCTTTATCTTCTGGCAATCTACTTATAGATGTTGCAGGAGACATTAGTCTTGATGCAGGCGGACAAGACATAAAATTTTTAGATGACGGCACAGAGTTCGGTAAAGTTAGGAACGAAAGTTCAGATTTTGTTATTAAATCAAGCGTTCAAGATAAAGACATTATATTTAAAGGCGATGATGATGGCTCCACAATTACTGCGCTTACTCTTGATATGTCAGACGCAGGAACTGCAATCTTTAATAATAAGGTTAGAACTCAAACTTTATTACAAAGCATAGGAGCAGACACTCAAACAAATGTTACGGCATCACAATCTATAGGCATACATCTACAAAACACATCAAATACAGATGGTAATTTTGTACCTATAGATTTCTACAACTCTACAGGTTTTGTTACTGCAAGGATAGGTGCAGAATTTCAAGATGCCGGAGATAGAAATACCGATTTATATTTTGCAACAAGAGCAAACAGTGGGTCTTTAACAGAGCAGTTTCGCATAGGTTCAGACCGTTCGGCTACATTTCATGGAGCAGTCACAGCCAACGCAGGTGTAGCAATTGATAACATTACAATAGATGGAACTGAGATAGATTTAAGCTCCGGTGACTTAACAATCGATGTAGCAGGTAACATTAATCTTGATGCTGATGGTGGTGAGTTTAGATTTAAAGATGCGGGTACTTTATATGCGACACTTTACCAAGGTGGTGGTGGTAGTTTTTATATAGCTTCTGCTGTTTCCGATAAAGACCTTATTTTTCAAGGGGTTGATGGCGGTAGTACCATAACAGCCCTTACCCTTGATATGTCACTAGGAGGTGAGGCTACTTTCAATGGAACAATTATCACCTCTACTTCAGGTACTGATAATTTAAGATTAGGTAATAATGCAGGAGAAAATATTGCAAGTGGCGGTAATGGTAATACACTAGTAGGTAATTTCGCAGGAGAGGCAGTAACCACTGGAGACAACAATGTCGCAGTAGGTTATAACGCTCTTAACGATGAAGATGCAGGAGATGAAAGCGTTGCCATAGGTCCTTATGCTTTATCAAAACAAAATGTCACAGGAGATATTTATAATACAGCAGTAGGAAGCAATGCAGGCGCTCTTGTAACCACAGGAGTATCTAACACCCTTATAGGTGGACTTGCCGGAGATGCCTTAACAGATGCAGACTACAATGTAGCAGTAGGTTTTAGCGCATTAAGCACATCAGCATTAGGTAGTCGTTCAACTGCAATAGGGCATGAAGCTCTAAAAATGGAAAATCCTGATTCAGCCGCTAATATGCACAACACTGCTGTCGGTTTTAATGCCGGTAATGTAGTAACTACAGGAATACAAAATACATTGTTAGGTGCTTTAGCAGGAGACGCACTTACAACTTCGACTAGAAATACTGTATTAGGTTATACCGCTTTAGGTTCAGAAACAGTAGGTCAATATAATACAGCAGTAGGATATGCCGCTTTAGCACTACAAAATAATACGGGTGGCGGTAATATTTATAACACCGCTGTAGGTTACAATGCAGGCGCACAAGTGACCACAGGTTTGGGACATACTCTTATTGGTGGACTTGCAGGAGATGCTTTAACAACAGGATTAAGTAACACTGCTGTCGGTCAAAATGCTTTAACATCAGATACTACGGGAAGATATAATGTAGCAATCGGTCAAAATGCATTAAAAGACCAAAATTTTAGTGGAAGCAATAATGTTTACAACGTAGCTGTTGGCATGAGTACGGGTGAAAACATAACCACAGGTCTTGAAAACACTCTCATTGGAGGACTTGCAGGTGATGCTCTTACAGACGCAGATTACAATGTAGCGTTAGGGGCAGGTGCGTTGGGTGCAGATACTCTGGGAAGTAGGTCAACTGCTATTGGTTATTTGGCTTTATTTGACCAAAACTTTACGTCTGCCACAAACTCTAATAACACCGCAGTAGGTTATGGTGCAGGTAAAAATGTAACTACGGGAACATCTAATACACTTATAGGTACTAATTCAGGTGATGCTTTAACCACTGGTAATACAAATACTGCAATTGGTGTTAATGCTTTGAGTGGTGACACGCTTGGTGACAGAGCTGTCGCAATTGGCGTAAATGCTCTTCTTGCTCAAAACTTTACAAGCACTACAGACAACTACAACATTGCAATCGGGTATAATGCAGGTCTTTCGGTAACTACAGGAGTTTTAAACACCGTCATCGGTGGTTTATCGGGTGATGCTTTAACTACAGGAAACTCCAATGTTGCTTTAGGTTATGGCACTTTAAGTGCTGATACGGCAGGAGACAGAAGCACAGCCATTGGTTTTCAAGCTTTAGCAGTTCAAAACTTAACGTCACACACAGACACATATAACACAGCAGTCGGTTATAACGCAGGTGTCTCAGTAAGCACAGGCACTCTAAATACCCTGTTAGGGGGTGAAGCAGGTGATGCCTTAACAACAGGCTCTGAGAATATTGCCATGGGTTATAGTGCTTTAGGTGCTGAAACCACAGGGACAAAAAATGTTGCAATTGGAAGTGAAGCATTAAAGACCTTAGA